TTGGAGGAGACAACAACATCGTAGGCACCAGGAATAATCTTGATGTTTTCTACCTTGAAGTTGAAAGTAAACTCTTGGTCGGTCTCACCCACAACAATGGCATATTCGTTAGAAGTATCATTCTTCTTGTCACGAACCACCAGTTTGATGACACCTGCTTCACCAACGGCAGACAGGTCAGGCAGTTGATACACTGCTGCTGCTTTCACCAGTTTTTCAAGAGATGCACTATCCAGTTGGAAACACACGTCCTGAGAAGGCAGATTGATGTCCTTGTCGGGAGGAGAAATGATGACATTGGGGTCAGCGAAGAAATACTTCACACGACGCTTACCTTCACGGATACTGAGATAAGACTCTTCTTTAAAGTCAAGGTCAGGATCCTGGTGCAGACTCAGACCATTCAGAAACTGGTTGAGGTCATAGATGGCAAAGTCACGAGGAAACTCTTCTTTGATATCTGCTTCTGCAAGAATGTTTTTGGCAACAGAAATAGTACGAAGACGGTTACCCTCTTTCACAAGGATAGAGTTGTTGATACCTGCAAAGTTTTTGAGAATGGTCAGAGTGTTGTCAGACAGTTTCATGTTGCTCATTGGTTGTAGGTTTCACGGACGGCATTTTTATCATTGAAATTCATGAGGAGAACTGCATAGTGCAGAATCTTCATGATATCGCGGCGGGCACTTCCTTTCTTATCATATCGGGAAGCATATTTGAGGATATTGCTTCGGCAGAATGCCTCACCATCGCCACACGCTTCAATCAGGTCAAGCGTTTGAATTTTCTGATCACCAGCAGAATAGTGTTGGTTGTAGGTTCCGCGAATATACTCAAGAAGTTCTTTTACAATTTCTTCTTCGTTGTACTTCCAAGGAGTGCTGGGAGATTGTCTAATAATGTCGTTGCTCATATTAACAGAAAAATCGTTCATTGAATAAGGATATTCGTCCATAACGATGGGTTCAAAACAGTTGTTGGGAATATTAGGGTACATGGAATGAAGATACTCATGCACCCAGTTATCAGTCATTATATCAGAAAGGAGCGTCTTGGGCAACTTCTTCGGTAGGAATCTGGAAGTCAGCATCCACTTTGTCATACAGTTCGATGAAAGACTGCTTAGTTTCATCATCGAAACGGTTGACACAGACTTGGATTGCCTTTGCCTTGTCACCGAAGATGCTGTAAGCACGGATGATGTGGACCAGACGGCGGGTGCTGATGATTTCCTCAATACCACCATCGTAGAAAGTCTTGCGGATGATGTCTGCCCAGTCAGTCAGACGCTTGCAGAAGTCAGAGTCATTAACACCCAGACCAAGTGCAACACCCTCAAGGATCTTCTGCTCAGTCTTAGGAGTGGGATATTCCTGCTCAAAAGTAACGGGGAACCTCTCCAAGAATGCCTCATTCAGGACGTTGGTGCCGATGAAGCGACCATCGTCAGAACCCTTGCCCTTGGTGTTGGCGGTAGCAATGACGTTGAAACCAGCAGCAGGTTTGACCCACTTACCAATCTTTTTCAGGAAGACACCCTTACCTTCTAGAATGGATTGAAGGCAGAGGATCTTGTTGGAAGCCAGGTCGATCTCGTCAAGGAGAAGGACTGCTCCGCGTTCGAGTGCTTCAATGACGGGACCGTTATGCCATGCAGTGTTCCCATCAACAAGCCTAAAACCACCGATAAGGTCATCTTCATCAGTTTCGATAGTAATATTTACACGGATCAACTCACGCTTCAGTTGGGCACATGCCTGCTCAACACCAAACGTTTTGCCGTTACCAGAAAGTCCAGTGATGAAGGTAGGATAGAAAAGACGGGACTCAATAATCTTCCGAATATCACCAAAGTTACCAAACTTGACGAAGGTATCATCTTTCTCAGGAATAAGGTTTTGCTCAACAGCAGGAAGTGCAGCAGGTGCCTTCACGGTTTCTTCAAGTTGCTCTCGGACTTCTTGAATAGTCAGGTTCCACTTACCACGACCAGTTTTGAAGTTGTTGAGTTTGTTGGTAACAGTCTGGTAGTTAGAACCATTCATAGCACACCAGGCACGAATGTCGGCGGCAGTCACAGACTCTCCATACACTGCTTGGAGAGAAGTGCGGATGTAGTCAGCGGAGATGGTCATGATGTTTGGGGTCGTTTGTTTCAACAGAGTTATTATACAAGAAAAAAGGGGGTCAAAAGACCCCCTGTGGACGGTTTGAGAAGTGTCATATCACTCCTCAGTTTCTTCTCCACCTTCTTCCTCTTCAACTTCCACTTCAGGAGCAGGGGCAGGTGCAGGAGCAGGTGCTCTCTTTACTTTAACGGGTTCTGGGGCAGGTGCAGGTGCGGCAGGCTTTCCAGAAATTAAATCTCCGAATCTAGACATTTTTTCTAAAACATTTTTATATATTTATTAAGCAACGAGTTCCACAAACTCACCAAGAATCTTCTTGTTCATTTTCTTAGACTTGAGACTCTTTGCAAAAGCAGACTTAATTTGAGTCTTAGTTGCGCCTTCACCAACATCAAACTCAGAGTCCTGAGAAAGGGCGTTTGCAGAAAGTCCGAAATAAGCATTGTATCCAGACTTTTTGATAGTAAATGCTTTTTCTTTCCTCCAAGCAGTCATAACTTTGTCATGCTCAGGACCATAGAATCCACAGTAACGACGGATAAAGGAACCAGAGTCTCGTGATTCAAGAACGCGAATACCAATGAAGTTAATATCTTTGAATTTGTCTCGCAGATTGCGGAGAAGAATATCAGTAAACTCATACCACTCACAATCCAGAGAGTAGGTCATTCCAGTCCTGCGGTCACGCAGATAAGAATTAGGACCAATGTGAGCAGTGCCCATGAAAGGTTCATCCTCCCAACGACGTTGAACTTCGCGGTGATATTTAAGCATTGCTGCTTCACCATCAGTCAGAACCACACACTGAACCTTTTGAAGTTTATTCTCCTTTTGAAACATGGGGAGAATTTGATGCAAAGCAACCAAAGTCTCATTCAAAGGAGTGCCAGACAACCCCAGACCATAAGGAACGTTATAACGCACAAAGGAGTTGTAACGGAAAGCAGATGCGAGACGGAAAATGTTCTTCATCTGTTCTTCCAGAGTTTTGCTGTTGGTTTTACTGGTCAACATGTTCATCAAAGAAAACCATTCACCAACCTGAACCAAACCATCACGCTTCTTGTAAGAAAGTTCGCGAATAGTTGCTTTATTATCTTCACTATAATTAACCAAAGGATAATCATTGGTGAAAGCATAAACCTCAAAGGGAATAGCAACCTTCTTACAGAACCACACAAGGTTGAAGAGTTGCTTGACAGTATCCTGCATCACATCACCCATCGACCCAGACCAGTCAAGGATAAACACTAGACCGTGATTCTTACCATCAGCAAGGGTGGTGACTTTCTTAAAGAGGTCTTCGTTGTATTTGTAGGTATGAAGTTTGGTGCAGTCAAGCACCCCAGTGCGGGCAGTGGTAGCACGGGCATAGGAGTCTGCTGCCTTACGGCACTCAAACTCTTTGACCAGATAATTTACTTCTTTCTGAGCAGAACGCTTGAACTCCAAGAACTTCTTGTCAACTTCACCAAAAATTTCTTCGTGGGTATGCTCTTTTTCTTCGAGCCAAGAACCCCAGTATTCTTTACACTGATCATGGATTTGAGAGTTAGGTACAATGACTTTGTTCAGGTCAATCTTGGGCAGTTCAAGATAAACGTTCTCAATACCATTTTGCTCAACCAGTTCTTTGAGTGCTTCTTCAAGCGATTCCATGGTTTTGACCTCAGGTTCTTCATTAGTCTCACCGCCAGAAGTAGTAGGTTGCTGCTCCTGTTCAGAAGTTCCACCGTAAGAGTCAGTTTCACCAGGTTGCTCCTGATCATTATCATTCTCACCCTGAGGTTGGTCAGAGAAGTCAGAAGCAGGTTGGTTGCCACCAGTTTGCTGAGACTCCAAAGAGTCCATTTGAGTCTTAGTTTCTTCCTGCTGCTTTTGCTTGCAGAATTTATAGAGTGCCTCAGCAGCAACCAGCACATCAGCAAAGGTCTCAGTCTCTCCAATCATAGAGACGAGATCCATTTCATCATCCTCAAAAGGGATATTTACAAAGTTGCCGAGTTTGAAATGGAGGTTAACTTTGTCTGCAAGGTTATAGGTACTCAGATCTTCATCAGCAATTTGAAAGAAGTCTTCTTCTGCAAGTTCTTCATAACCGCGATAGAAAGTCTTAGAGAGACCAGCATAACGACGCTTCATCAGTTTTTCAATACGAGCATCTTCCACCACATTCACAAACTGAGGAGGAACCTTATGAGTTTCCAACCAGTTCTCATCGGGAGTATAGAGAGCGTGACCAACCTCATGACCAACCAAAAGGTCATAGACAGTGCTGCTTGCTTTCTCCCACATAGGAAGAGTCAGAACTCGAGTATGGACATTGAACTGGGCAGTATCACACTTCTTATGCTCTACCACAAGGTCCTCAGTAGCAAGCAGTTTGGCGAGTTGGGACTTGATTTCGTGGCGGACGGTCATCGGTCTGTTGCGTATGGACCTATTATACAAAAAAAGGAGGTCCGAAGACCTCCGTGTATGCCAGTTTATAAAGTGGACTCAGGAAGGTGGGTTAGTAAACTCTCTGCTTCTAGGTTTGACCATCTCTTTACTACCTGTAGGAGCAGGTTTTTTATTAGGTGTGTCCATCTCTTTACTACCTGTAGGAGCAGGTTTTTTATTAGATGTGCCCATACCTGTTGGATTAGGACCATGTGAAAATTCAGGACCGCGAGCACCAGATCTATTTTCAGCAGCTCTCCTCATATCTCTGAAATCTTGAACTGGATCCTCGGAAAGAATACTCTGTCTCCACTCTTCACTCATATTTGCCATAATATAAAGTGCTTCTTCTTCGGTTTCAGCATGACCTTCATCAAGAAGATAACCCTTAACAATATCAAAGAGGTCTACATCTTGCTTTAGAGTTCCTCTTTGACGAGCAAGTTCTCTAATTCTTTCATCAGACTTTTCTGTATCGGGAGTTCCACCACCAGCAGTGATTGGTTTATCTCCAACAAGTGCCTTACCAACTTTTTTAAGAGCACCTTTAACAGCAAAACCGACAGGATCGGTCAAATTCTTTTGAAGGTTTTTTGCACCTTGTTCCGCACTAGTGCGTGGATTTGATAAAAGTGCTCCACCCAATCTTGATAGACCGACACTCAGACCCATACCCTCTTCAAGTTGCTCAGACTCAACAACTTCCTCCTTAGGAGCATACATTGAATTATATGCTTCCATTAACTTATTAAGTTCTTCCGCTTTCATTTTCTTAATAGTTTTTAGTTATTTATCTATTTACCCTTCTTTGCCTCTGCTGCCTTTCTGTCAGCAACTGCCTGCCTATGCTGAGCAAGAGTTAAGTAGCGACCAACAGATGTTCCTTTCTTATCTGCTGCGTCTCTATAAGTAGAAACAGAAGACTTGGATGGTCGTCCTTCTTTACTACCCATTGCAATTGCTTGTGCAGATGTAATAGGACCAGTTGGGTTTGGTCTTGCTACTACTGGTGCAGGTTTTGGTTTTGCTACTACCGGTGCAGGTTTTAGTTTCGCTACTACTGGTTCTACTACTTTTGTTTTTTCTATTGGTGCCGTTTTTACAGGAACAAAATCTGGACCAGACTTACCAAATTTTGATGGGTTCAGGTTCATTTCCCTACCCCACCTTGACTGAATTTGACTCTCTCTTTCTGCTTTCGCACGTTCTGCGGCAGGTCCACTCTGAGGTGTTGAACCTTGAAGATCGGTCAATGCAGTGATAGTAGCGGCAATTGGATTGCCCATTGGATTATTAACTCTCGTAACCTTCGGCACCGGCACCTTAGGTGTTGGTAGAGGAGCACGAATCACCGGTGCTTTAACAGGTATTCCGGACGAAGCCTTCAAAGTATCAACTACACGCTTTGGAAGACCACCCATGATAGCATTACTCAAAGCTGCTCTCATTACCTGACCGGCAGCAACATTTTCATTAATATCTTCTACAAACTTCCTATAAGTTTTCATCTACCCAGACACTTTTTAGATATTTATAAAAAAGAAGCACCCCTTGCGGAGTGCTTCTTCTTGAATGCTTGGCGTCGTGCCTTTGCTTGTCGGAGTGCTTGCGGTTTCAGTTTTCGCTTCTGCTCCTTCTTAGAATGGTGTTGCCAGTTTGGAGTGTTCATTTGTCTTCGGTGTCTGATGACACCATACGTGAAAATCCTTTGATTTTGTCAAACCGTATGACACTTTCAAATTTGTCATACATGTCTGACTTGTGAGAGATGACAAAAATGTTTGCGTCCTGAATCACATAACGAATGATTTTAAGGAACTCGTCGGTTCCAAATCCATCAAGAGAGGAATCAAAGACCTCATCCATAATCAGCAGGTTGGTGTTTACAGAATTTTTGACTCTTGCGACTTCTCTCCAAGTGAAGAGGAGGGCGAGGTCGATTCTCATCTTTTCACCTTCACTAAAAGAACTGTAAGAAAAGTCTTCATGAATAGGAGACTTCACAGTTTCTTTAAATTCTTCATCAAGATGGAAATTAATATAAAAATCCATCATTTGAAGATAACGATTCAC